ATAATGTCTGGATGAGGGAATGCTTTCGCCATCACACCGCGGCCCTCTCTACAAGTCATCCCGTAAGCACTCAAACGTATCAAGTGTTTACCCGGAACTGGCTTGGAGTGTCGTTCGAGGTATACCATCCGTTGAATAAGTTCACTCTCAGGACGGTGCGGCTGACTGTTGATCCACCAGTGTCCCAGGAAGTGCGTCCTGTTATCACTCATGCCGGTGGAAGGTTTCCAGGTGTCGGTGATCGTGGTTTTCTCGACACTTAGGACGAATCCAAGATCGGATGCGGCCGATGCGAGTTCACCAAGTTCGAAGCGTGTGTTACTACCAAAGACGACGTCATCGCCCATGATAAGCACGCGATCATGGTTCAGGGTATGACCTGAGCACTTCCCAACCATGTACGACACAAGAATCAGATTCACAATCGAGCCAATGACGCTAGTCATTGCACTGCCACTCGGAATACCCTTGTGAACTTGATAAATGTGCGCGTCGAAACCAATCATCCTGGAGTGGATGAAGTCGTTGATAAAACGTCTCCACAACTCCGTGTCCTTCTCATCAAGATCAAGATGGGTCCGCGCCACACGGAATGCATCATCAATCATGCGAGCGGGCACCGTCGAGTCAAACTTCGAGAAGTCTAGTGAATAGACGTAACGAAATCGTGACTCGATCTCACTGATCAGCGCACCTTGCTCATGTCCACGTAGTCCCCACGTGAACGGTCGCCTTCTTGAAAGCGCCGCCATGATCGGCTTGCTGAAAGTCGTCCCCACAATAGTCGTAGGGAGCGACGCCATCCATACCAGCCTAGTTTTTGGGCCAGTAGGAGTAGACTGCACGCGACGGCCAGGAACAAAGGGATCAAAGCCCCGAAGTCCGTCACGAATCCTGTTAGCCAAACGTGCCCCGGCATCCAAGACCAGTTCATTACGACAGAAAAAAGGAGCCCCAGCATAAGAAGTATGTATGACATGATTCGCCACGACTTCAGATACTGAGAGAGGCCTTCTCCCTCTCGATTTAGAACCTGCAGTATCATAGACCGCACGAATGGCTCCCTTGTAGGCAGCGGTTTCGTAGGGTCGTGTTGCAGATTCGGCTCTGCCTTGACCGTGTATTTCTCCATTGGCCAAAACAGTTCGCCCGTCAGGTTGGCGAGGGTCATGAGGTACAGGTCGAGACCTGTTGAATCCCTGTCCACCCTTACTCGACTCGATCCCTTTCGAGTCGTGACGATCATCTCGTCGTGCTGAAGGTCGTCTGGGGGCTGGAACCTGACGTGTGTGTCCACGTTTCCTACAGGAACACTCTCCGTGTCCTGATACGGTGAATGTGGAGGAGGAGGAGACTGACGATTTTCCAGGTCGGGTGGCATGAATTGGACAGCCGTAGGTGGCAAGCCCTTTCTCCACCCATTCAGGGTCGGTGACACTCCGATTGTCCCTTTCTGGATTGAGACCTGCTGCCAAGTCGTTAAGCGCCCTCTCCATCGAGTAATCGACAGCGACTGCGTTGACGGCTCGCGACAGGTTGGCGAGTGCCTTCGTGATTTTTGAATTATCACGTTGGCTGAGGTACAAACCGAGATCATCTATCCCGGCCCTCGCACGGAGATCTGAAAACTCCATGAAACACCTCCTAAGCGGGATCAGTTGTGCCAGCTGCGGTGATCAGCCGATGTCAGCTGACTGCGACTGTGTCAAGGTCGCTCACTGCAAACGAGTTTGACTAAACTCGTAACTAACTTCGTGGCGTCCCTTCGTCAAAGGGGAAGTAACGTTTACGACGTCATCGTGTGCTTACGGCACAAAACGAAGGCCAGAAGGC